ACAACTACAAGAGTTGCAAAAGAATTAAATAGAAAATGGATTGGAAGTGAATTACATAAACCATACTTTGATGTATGTGAAAAAATAATGAGTTATGAACCTATCAGCAAAACATAAAGCATTCTGTGATGAGTATTTAAGCAATGGTTTGAATGCTACTCAAGCCTACAAATCTGTCTATAAAACAAATGATAAAGTGTCGGAAGCAAGTGCGTCTAGATTGTTATTAAATGTTAAGGTTAAGGATTATCTACAGAAACAACAAGAAAAGACCGCAAAACGATTAGAAATTAGAAAAGAAGACCTCATCCAAGACCTCCTAACAATCAAAGAAAATAATATGGAAGATGCCCCACCATTTGCAATTAAAGCAATTGAGGTCATCAATAAGATGTTAGGATTTAATGCAAGTGAGAAATCTGAAATAACAATTACAGAACAACCTTTATTTTTGGATGACGAACCAGAAGAGTAAGTTTATTTACACAAGTGCTTTAAGAAAAATTAGACAGATGAAATCCCGTATCAAAGTTATACAGGGTGGAACATCTGCATCAAAGACATTTTCAATTCTGGCAATCCTTATTGATAAAGCAATCAAAATCCCCAACCTTGAAATATCTGTTGTATCAGAATCAATCCCGCATCTTCGTAGGGGAGCAAACAAGGACTTCTTGAAGATTATGAAAGAGACTGGTAGGTATATCCCTCACCACTACAATAAAACACTCTTACGATACGAATTTTCAAATGGGTCTTATATTGAGTTCTTTTCTGCTGACGATGAAAGTAGATTAAGAGGAGCAAGAAGAAACATATTGTATTTGAATGAATCTAACAACATCAACTACGATGCATACCTTCAGTTACAAATTAGAACAGATGGAGAGATTTATCTTGACTACAACCCAACAAGTAGATTTTGGGTTCATACAGAAGTAATAGGGCAACCTGATACAGAACTTTTAATTCTTACATACAAAGACAACGAAGCATTATCAGGGGAAATTGTAAAACAACTTGAAGCAAATAGAAGTAAGGCTTTAACAAGTTCATATTGGGACAACTGGTGTAGAGTATATTTGGATGGTGAGATAGGACAAGTTGAAGGAACGATATACACTGATTTCCAAGTAATAGACACAATCCCTGAAGAAGCAAGATTACTTGGATATGGATTGGACTTTGGATTTTCAACAGACCCTGCAGCCTTAATTGCTTTATACAAATACAACGACGATATTATTGTGGATGAGGTAATCTATCAGACGGGGTTATTAAATACTGACCTATCCAATCTAATGAAGACATACAATGTTTTAGGTGAGATATACGCAGATAGTGCTGAACCTAAATCAATCCACGAACTAAAAAGATTGGGTCATAAAGTAAGACCTGTTGAAAAAGGTAGGGATAGTGTGAATTATGGTATTCAAATCCTTCAACAAAAACATATGTTAGTTACAAGAAGGTCATCAAACCTATTGGATGAGTTTAGCAAATATATGTGGAAAAAGTTAAAAGATGGGGGATATGATACAACCCCAATTGATGCATTTAACCACGGCTGTGACGCTTTAAGGTATGTTGCTATGATGACCATTGGAGCAAGAAAAGAAAGTTCAAATAAACCAGCAGTATCTTTTATGAGGATGTAATAAAAACATTTAGAATACCAAGATATTTATTAAAAAAAAAGAAATATGATTGAAGTTAAAATTGAAACAGACGAAGAAGAATTGTTATATCAGTTCCCCGAGAATTGGGACGAAGTAACAGTTAAACAATTTTGTGATGTGTTTAGAAATAATTATGATAATCATAATAATTTTTATGCATCAGTATTGTTGATGTCGGCTCTAACGGGGGTTGATAAAGAAATAATTGAAATGATGGATGTAGATGATTTCAAAATGTTATTGGAGAAATTAAAGTTCATGCAAGAAGATGTAGTTAGAAGCGAAGATGAAAGTATTATCATCAACGATGAGGAGTATTTCTTGCATACGGACTTTTCCAAATATACAACAGGGGAAATCATCACCATAGAGATTTTATTGGAACAGGCACAAAATAATGTGATTACAATAATGCCTGAACTTTTATGTGTATTCTTAAGAAAGAAAAATTCAAAAGGTAATTTGGAAAAGTTCAAGACATCTTTTATGGCAAGAAAGGAAGAGTTTTATAAACTCCCAATTTCAAAGATATACCACATCTTCGGTTTTTTTTTGGGTGGAAGGAATACATTTATCAACAATACAAAGGACTTTATGCCAAACCAAGAGAAGTAAAATCAGACAATGGGTGAAAAAGAAGAAGATATATATAAAAAAAATTACATCAGTTGTTTGAATTGGTTGTCCTATTTCAAAAACCTTGATGACTTAAAAGATAAAAATAGTGTATAAATGGCAGCAATAACAAGCATAGTATCATTAAATCAATTAGTAACTTGGTTTGAGGCATTCGCAGATAATCATTTCTTTCTAAAAGATTTTGGATTTGGTGAACCATACGATATTGGAACGACAAGACAAATGGAGTTCCCATATATGTGGCTTACATTGGATGATACATCAGTCATAGCGACAGGGACAAATGTTAAATCAGCAATCCCCGATTATTCATTTAGAGTATTCTTTATGGATAAAATCAATATCCAAGAGAATTATTTAGACCAAAATGGTTTTCAATCGGACAACTCCCAAGAGATTATTTCAGATACAATCCAATATCTACAAGATTTAATTACAGAAATACAACAGAATTGGGGTCAGTATGGAGTTTTATTATCTGCTGATGTTACATTCAGTCCTGTTATTGATGAGACACAAGATAAAGCAACAGGTATATCTGCTTCAATTACATTAAGAACAAGACAGGTGAATTGTGTTATACCTGAAGCCCCAACAAACATCATCGTTCAACCTAACCAACCTGTTTATGAAACATTGCTTACTTGTGAAACATTAGATGATTGTTCCACATTTCAAACTTATGCTTATACAGGTGGGACATATAATTCAGGAACAACAGCATTAACTTTAACATCAATCAATAATAACCAAATTGTAATCACAGGTATTACTGGTGGTGGAGGTGGAGCATCAGGAACTTCAGGTTCAAGTGGGACATCTGGCTCTTCAGGAATTAACGGAACATCGGGTAGTAGTGGAGTAAGCGGCACATCAGGTTCAAGTGGTATAAATGGAACTAGTGGAACAACACCAGCAAATCCAATCACATTAGCAGCAGGAAGCCCTACAACAATTAGTTATGTATGGAGTGGAACACAAGCACAATACAATGCATTAACACCAAATGCTAATACACTTTATTTCATCGTTTAATGGCAGGAGGAATTAAAATAGGGTCATCAACATTTACAAATGGGTATATTGGTTCATCAGCATTATCGGCTGTTTATCAAGGAACAAATCTAATTTGGCCTATACCATTAAATTGGTGGTTTATTGGTAATGGCGGTGCAACAGATTGTCTTAATCCTGCAGGAACTGCTATGGTAGTTCGTTACCAAAATAGTGGAGGAACATTTGTGGATGTTACATTACAAAATTCTTCTAATAACGGATATATTATGGTTGTTGGTAGAGCAAGTTATACACCAACAAGAGTTTCAGGTTTATCGGCAGCATATTTTGATTTAAGAAATTTAGGGTCATATAATCCCACAGGTAGTTATACATTCTATCCACAACTTACAGATATATCAAATACAAGAACAATTACTTATATTGATACAAGTGGAAATAATCAAACAATAACATTAACCCCGTCTTTCACCAATACAGTATTTACAGCAAGGCAGATACTTACTTGGCAAGGTGGAATTTGTGATAGTTAAAACAAAAAATAAAATAAGATATTTAACGATATGAGTATCAATTTAAGCACATTTTGGACGACTTGGGGTGTATTTTCAGGTAATACTTCATCTACAAATCAATATGACTTTTGGAGAGGTCTTATTATGAGTAATGGAGACCAACCAATCCCAACTCCTACACCAACTGCAACTGCAACTGCAACTCCAACGCCTACACCAACTGCAACTCCAACACCTACACCTACTCCACCAGCACCACCTGTATCAACAGGATTAGTTGGATGGTATGTTGGTAGTGATGTTGAACTAACAGGTGGAGTGGTTAGTACTTGGCCTGATAATTCTGGAAACAATAATGATTTAGTTCAAGCAACAAGTGCTTCAAGACCATCACATAATACAGATAGAGTTACATTTAATGGTTCAGATGAATTTATGACTGGCTCAACAAATATGACTATAGGTCATGTATTCATTGTTATGACCCCAAGTGGAACAGAAGCATACGGAAGTTTATTTTCAACAATTCAATCTCATATTATAATTAGAGAAGATGCTAACAATATGTATTTTAGTTTCCTTTCAATATTTGGTGAAGGTCCTACTGCAACTAATATGAGAGTTAATGAAGTTGCATCTACCACTTTAGGAACGACCAAAAAACAATTTAATACCAAAGGAACTCCTGTATCAAGTTTAAGATTGGGTGTTGGTAGAGATTTTAATGGTGGAACATATGCAAGTGGTGACATTTACGAAATTTTAATTTATAATGTATCATTATCAGATACAGATAGAGATACTGTTGAGAATTACTTACAAACAAAATATAGTTTATAATATGTGGTGTAGATTAAAAAATGAAACTTCAGATATATCAAATTTGATATGTGTTGAAAATTTAAATGAGATTGATGAGAATGATAATTGGTTAGAATTTGATGATATAGAAATAGCGAGTGGTTATTTTAATATACCATTATATCGCTATGAAAATCTAAATTATATTGATGGCAAAAAAGTTAATTAGTAATTATACATTATGTTAATAATAAAAAATTAAGAAAATATGAGTAGCGGATATACATACATAAATAATCAATATGATTTTTTCACATTTCATAATACAACCCGATATGAGTTTTTCAAAAACTTAAATTCAACTTATCCTGAAGTGTGGGATGAAACAACATTTTATCAAAATATTGATGACCCGAGAATTTATGATTATAAAACATTTTATCAATATGCTGCTGAGTATTTACCACAAGGTGTAACACCAACCCCTACACCTACTGCTACACCTACTCCTACACCAACTGCAACCCCTACTCCAACACCTACTCCTATGAATGCAAGTGGTGGAACGATTACAACATATACAAGTGGTGGAACGACATATAGAGTGCATACCTTCACATCTAATGGAACATTTACAGTTAATTCATTAGGGACATCATCAGGTAATATTGATGTATTATTAGTTGGTGGTGGTGGTAAAGGTGGTGATACAGCAGGAAATAATGTATCATTAAGAGAATATGGTGCTGGAGGTGGAGGTGCTGGTGGGGCAATCTTTACATCAACAACAGTTTCAACAACATCATATAGTTTATTAGTTGGTTCAGGTAATACATCTTTAGCAATTAGTAAAGGTGGTGATACAAGTGGATTTACATTAACAGCATTTGGTGGTGGAAATGGAGGTTATTATGATGGGTCGGTAATTGCTGCAACTAATGGTGGTTCTGGTGGTGGAGCAGTTCAATCTGGTAGTCGTGGAACAGGAACTGCAGGTCAAGGTAATAATGGTGGAACAGCAAATTCAACTCAAAGAGGAACTGGTGCTGGTGGTGGAGCAGGTGCTGCAGGTGGAAATGGTTTATTTTCAGGAACAGGTGCAGCAGGTGGTATTGGTATTCAATCTAATATTACAGGAACATTATTATACTACGCAGGTGGTGGTGGAGCAGGTCGTTCTAACTTTACTACAGGAGGTCTTGGAGGAGACGGAGGTGGTGGTAATGGTGGAACTGCTTCAGGTTCTAATGGTTCTAACGCTACATTCTACGGAGGTGGAGGTGGTGGAGCCGGTGAATTTGAAGCATCACAATCACCTAATAACGCATCAGGAGGTAATGGCCATCAAGGTGTAGTTATTATTAGATACCCAATATAATGGCAAAACGACTAATTAGAAAGCAAGCATTAGATGAGTTTGGAAAAGTTTGGGTTGAGACCTTAAGAAATGAGTTATTAAATAACAAACCATTTCCAAAGAGAGCATCAGGTAGATTGGTTAATTCAATCAACTACAAAGTCATTCAAACACCAAATGGTGATGAGTTAAGATTATTTGCTGAAAACTATTTAACATTTGTTGATAAAGGTGTTAGTGGAACTGAAAAGAAATACGCAACCCCATATTCTTATAGAACCAAATATCCCCCAATTCAAACAATTAGATATATTGAATACAGGTCAAAATGGAAAACCAAATTTGAAGGTCAAATTGCTGAAGATATTTTGGCAGAAATCAAATTAAGATTTAATCAGTAAAAACACTTGTAATTTTCTAATATTTAATTAAAAATTAGATATGGCATATTCTGCAATTACATCACCTGATACATATATGGCTGCTTATTCAGCAGTTCCCCTTAAAGTTTATAGCGACGATTGGAACACACAAGAAAGTTTCAAGTATATTGTTAATTTATGTTGGGATAGTGTAACCATAAGCGCTGACTCAACAATCAGTTTAGATGGTGGTATATACACAAAACTAACCTCATCAACTCCACATACATTTGAAGTGGGTGATACTGTGTTAATTGACGACTCAATCAATAACAATCAATTTACAAATTACTACATCGTTCAAGCAGTTTTATCTTCAACACAATTTGCAATTGATTTAATCCCAAGTGCTCCATTTGCTTCAACAGGATTTACCTGTCAAAAAGTCATTAAATGGAATTTAACACCTGACCCTGATGGTTATGGTAAATTGGATTTATCAAATGTATTGAAAGATAAGGTCTATGGTGTTTTATCGGGTCAATCACAAGATTATTCTTTAACTTACAACGGAGAACCAACAAGGTTCTGTTATGATTTATATTGTGGTAGTGAAAAGAGATATACATTTAACTTTGACGACAACATCTTTTCAGGGGGTTCAGTAGGTTTTTATGCTTCAGGTATAACATCACTATCAGGAGTTCCTTTTCAGGTCGGAGATGTAATTAGAATACAACAAAATCAAGTTGCTTGGAACTACACAGATAATTACTTTGATGGTGATTATGTTGGTTTCACAGGAACAACACAACATTCATTCTTGCCAGGTCAAACCATAACTGTAACAGGACAACAGACATTCCCATATTACAACGGGGAAACATCAATCTATGCCAAAACAAATACATCTTTGGTTGTATTCAAATTATGGCAAGGTTCAACCCCTGTTGAGCCAGGTATAATCTATGGAACACCAAGACCTGAATACAATACGACAGCAACAATCCAAGAGATATTTATAGACCCTGTTTATGGGGCAGTAATCATAACCAACTTACCATTTACAACATCATCAGTTCCTATTTCAGGGTTTATTCAATATGCTGATGGAACAATTACCTCCACACCAATAGAAGTATCAATTGAAGACAGATGTGTCTTTGATGCACATGTGGATAGACCTGATTACTCTATGACTTTTTACGATAGATATGTAATTCAAAATAGGATGGAATGGTATATCAATTCTATAATACCAACGATACATTATTAGGGTCAATTAGAATAGCAAAATCATCAGCATCACAACAGGATTATTATTTTCCATTTGGTTTAGAACAAATCGCAGGGACATCTTATTTTGATGTATCAGGGACATTTGCTTCTTACTCTGGTTCTGTAGATAATTACAGAATGTATATGTATGAAGGAGTTGGTTTAACAGGTATTACAAACGACATCAATTTCCAAATAAATGAAGATTGTTCTATGTACGAAATATACCATCTAATGTGGAAAGATAAGTATGGTTCATATGTATCATATCCATTTATTTATATGTCTCGTAAGAATGTGGAAGCAGACAGAAAGACATACTACAAACAAGAAGGTAATTGGGGTAATAACACATTTGGATATAATGACTATGATAGAGGTGATACAAACTTCTATACCCAATCAAAGAACTCATACATTCTAAATTCAGGGTGGTTAAAGGACTTTGAGGCTCTTTTAATGGAGGATATGATGCAATCTACCGATGTGTATATTCAAACCCCTGATAATCGTTTATTTCCTTGTATGTTAAATGAAACAGATTTGGAAATATTCAAAAACATAAACGAACAATTGTTTAGTTATACCTTCAATGTAAGAATTGGATATAACGAATTTAGATTTTAAGATATGGCTTTTAATCAATTACAAATCATTGCCAATGGCAACTACTTGGATACATACGATAATTGGGATGTTGCCCTAACTTATCAAATCCAAGATATTGTAGATATTACAAAAAAGACAACAAGTTTTTCAAAGACAATACTTATACCTGGCACAAAAACCAATAATGAGTTTTTCCAAAACATATTTGATGTAAATGTTGATTTAGCCGTAACATCCTACAACCCAAAGATTTCAGTTCCCGCTCAAATTAGAATTGGAGACCAGTTGGTGTTTGAAGGTAATTTACAATTATTACAAATCATTCAAAATCAAAAACTTGTTGAGTATGAAATAATCATCACAGGGATATTAAAGAATGTCTTATACAACTTTGGTGATTACTACTTAACACAATTGAATTTGGATGAATATAACCACACCAGAAATATTGAAAGTATTTCAGGGTCTTGGGTCTATAATATTTACAAAAATGGTGGCTTGGTTGATGCCACAGGACTTGGTGAGGGTTATGTTTATCCACATATTGTTAATGGTAACTCACAAGATGTAGCATCAAAGTTTTATGTGTATGACCAATACCCTGCTGTTTATGCTAAAACAGTTATTGATAAGATGTTTGAGTTTGCAGGTTATACCTATACATCAAATTTCTTCAACTCTGACTATTTCAAAAAACTTGTAATCCCATTTGTTAATGATAAATTACAAGACACACCTGAAAATGTATCAGGTAAGACAGTTGCTGTTACAGTGAATGCGGCACTAGCAGAACCATCTTCAAGGTTTAACGGACAAACACTACAAGCATACGAGAATGGAGCAGGAGTTACAGGTTATAGACAATTTATGCCTGTAATGAATAACTCAAGTTGGAACCAATATAACTCAGCACAAGGTTATTATGTCCCATTTGATTTAGAAACAGGAACGATAGGAAATATTACATTACAAGACCCCAATAATCAGTGGTCTTCAAGTGGCTCACAAACTGCTTGGGTTTGCCAAGAAAGTGGATATTATGAAATTGATTTTAAGTTTCAATTTATTTTGAAATTCATTCATAAAAACGGAAATAACATATCACACAATTCAGGGTCATTAGGATATGGAGCATCATTATTCAAAACAGATGCAGCAGGAAATGTTGTATCGTTAGTAAATGTTCCTACAAATAGTCAAGGTTCAATTACCCCATCAGGTGGTATTCATGCTTCGCCTTGGTATGATACAGGAAATCCTATCAACTTAAATATGTATGTTCCAAACGTATATATGAATGCTGGTGAAACAATCCGTATGTCAATTCGTTTGCAATATCCAACAAGTGTATCTTGGGCTGGTATAAATAACGATGATAAAATTTATATGGTTGGGGTTGTATCCAATACTGTTGGTTCAGATGTAAATTATTTGAAAATTAACCCATCAACAAATATCATTACCAATCCAAATATTGTAATGCCGATGTCCCAAATCTTACCAGCAATGAAGATGAAGGACTTTTTCTTGTCTTTGGTTAAGATGTTTAACTTA